TAAAGGTGATGTTCACTGTTTAAAGATGTGTATGGACAGGATTGTCCCTGCGCAGAAAGCTATTGAGATTAAACATACTAAAGCTGAAGGTGGTTTAGTTATTAATGTTGGTACGACTGAACAGATTGAAGAGATGGCTAAGGTCACTAAACCTAAGAAACTAAAGACTAAAGGTGATGATGAGGTCATAGCTACTATCGTAAAAGAAGAGGAGAACTAATATGATTGACTATACTGTTGATGATTACACAGATGATGCTATAGAACCTGAGGTAGGTACACACGCAGCTATCGTGTATTGCGTACAACAACTACTGCTTAATGATACTCATTCGTTGAGTGATGAAATAGCACCACAGCTTACTTATCAGGAAGTAATACAAGCTTTGATTGCTGCTAATGATTTAATCTTACCAGAGTTCTAATGGGTACTCTTAATGTTGAACTACATCCTGCTCAGTTAGACATATTCAATTCAACTAAGAGATTTAAGGTTGTATCAGCTGGACGTAGGTTCGGTAAGTCTAGATTAGCTGCTTGGATATTGTTAATCAAAGCTTTACAGTCTGATTCTAAGGATGTCTTCTATATTGGTCCTACCTTTCAACAAGCTAAAGACATTATGTGGAATATGTTGAAAGACCTTGGTCAAGATGTCATTAAAGATGCCTACGAGAACACAGCTAGATTGACGTTGATTAATGGTAGGAAGATTTATCTAAAGGGCAGTGACAGACCTGATTCCCTACGTGGTGTTGGTCTTGCCTATGTTGTATTAGATGAGTACGCCTCAATGAAACCTAATGTATGGGAACAAATCATTAGACCTACCTTAGCTGATGTACGAGGTGGCGCACTCTTTATCGGTACGCCAGCTGGTAAGAATCACTTCTATGACCTATATACAGAGGCTTTAAAAGGTGAAGATGAAGACTGGGATGCTTTCTCATTCAACTCAACTGACAACCCTTACATACCTGCTGATGAGGTAGAGGCTGCAAGACGTTCAATGTCCTCAATGTCTTTTAGACAAGAGTTCGAGGCATCCTTTGAATCGTTTACTGGTGGTATCTTTAAGGAAGAATGGTTCTTAACTGGTACTGAACCTACTGAAGGTAACTACGTTATTGCTGTTGACCCTGCTGGATTCGAGGCTTGTGAGAAAGAAAGGGGACTTAAGACCTCTAAACTAGATGAAACCGCCATTGCTATTGTTAAGATAGACCGTGATAAGTGGTGGGTGAAGGATATTCTACATGGTAGGTGGTCTATTAAAGAAACTGCTACTAAGATACTGAAGGCAGCTGAACTTAATGAAGCTACAACTGTAGGTATTGAGACTGGTTCCTTGAAGAACGCCATCATGCCCTACCTAGAAGATGAAATGAGGTCTTCTAACAGGTTTGTACATATAGATGAGCTACGTCATGGTGGTAAAAAGAAGTCAGAACGTATCACTTGGTCACTACAGGGACGTTTAGAACACCAACAAATTACATTTAATGAAGATAAAGACTGGAAGTTCTTCATGGACCAGATGTTAGACTTCCCTTCACGACTTGCACATGATGATTTGCTGGATGCCTTGTCCTATATAGACCAGGTGTCCATTGCAGACTTCGCACATTCCGTACAAATGGACGAAGAATGGGAACCTGAAGACCTAATTGCAGGTTATTGAGGAAAATAACTGATTATTTGCTTTACTTTATGATATATTACGGCTAAATTCCTACGGAAATTTATATCATCTATGTTCGATAGTAAGGAAACACAATATCAGGCTCTCGCTTCTTGGTTGTCATACCGCTTAGAGGGCTGGAGAACTCACAGAGACGTTAACTATGTCACCCAATGGGATGAATACTATCGTTTATGGCGTGGTATCTGGTTACAGTCCGACAGAACTAGAGAATCCGAGAAATCAAGAATCATATCACCTGCTTTACAACAGGCAGTTGAGTCATCTGTTGCAGAATTAGAAGAAGCTACGTTCGGTAGAGGTAAATGGTTTGATTTACAAGATGACCACCTAGACCAAGACCCTTCAGATGCTGAATTTATACGTAATCTACTACAAGAAGACCTAGAAAAGACTGGTGTTAAGGATGCTGTATGTGAAATCTTCCTTAACGCTGCTATTTACGGAACTGGTGTAGGTAAGATTGTTGTTGAACAGAATATAGAGCGTTCTCCTGTAGAAATGCCTGTTGAAGGTACGATGACTTCTACACGTCAGCTAACTGAGTACCCTGTTATTGATGTTAAGATAGAACCTATCTCACCTAAGGAGTTTTTAATTGACCCAGCGGCTAATTCAATTAACGAAGCGCTTGGCGTTGCTCACGAAGTCATTAAGCCAAGGTATCATGTTGTTGATGGTATTAAGTCTGGTATCTATCGTGATGTTCCCCTTGATGGTGATTATGATACTGTACGTTTTGGCTTCGACCCTGAATCTAAGATGGCAGATGAGTCAGACTCGGTTAAGATTACGGAATACTGGGGTCTGGTTCCTAAGAGATTCTTAAAACCTAAGGTTGATAAGGATGACTTTGAGTATTCTAAGAAAGATGAGCTAGTTGAAGCTGTTGTTACCTTAGTAAATGATACTTATATTCTTAGAGCTGAAGAGAATGCCTTTATGATGAAGGATAGACCATTCATTAGTTATCAACACGACATAGTTCCTAACAAATTCTGGGGTAGAGGTGTCTGCGAGAAAGGATACAACCCCCAAAAAGCACTAGATGCAGAGATGAGAGCTAGGATTGACTCACTTGCACTAACAACTACACCTATGATGGCTGCTGATGCAACCAGATTACCTAGAGGTGTCAAGTTTGAGGTCCGACCTGGTAAAACTATCCTAACAAATGGTGACCCAAGAAATGCTATCATGCCTCTTAATATGGGAACCACAGACCAAAATACATTTGCTCAGGTCGCCTCACTTCAAAACATGATTCAGATGGGAACTGGCTCTGCTGATGTCGGTTCAGCTGAAAGAGCTACGTCTTCTGGTATGTCAATGGCACAATCTGCTTCTATTAAGAGACAGAAACGTACATTGATGAACTTCCAGAACACTTTCCTTATTCCGATGATTAATAAATCAATGTGGCGTAAGATTCAGTTCGATGTTGAACGCTACCCTGTCAATGATTACAAGTTTGTTCCTTACTCTACGATGGGAATCATGGCTAAAGAGTTAGAAATGACTCAAATGGTCCAGATGTTGCAAGCTATTCCTAAAGATTCACCTGCTTTCAACGTGATTCTACTAGCTATGATGCAGAACTCGTCTATTCATAACAGAGACCAGATTGTTAATGGTCTTATGCAAGGTAATCAACCTAACCCTGAGCAACAACAGCAACAACAGATGGCTGTTCAGTTACAAATTGCACAGGCACAGGCTGATATTGCTAAGACACAAGCTGAAGCTGAAGAAGAGAAAGCTAAAGCTGCTAAATGGTATGCGGAAGCTCAAGAACTTGCTCCTAATGAGATTAAGATTCAAGAGAAGATTCTTAAATTACAGAAAGAAGTTGTAAATATGGAGAAGACTAAGGCTGATATTGCTAATAAGAACTCTGAGACTGCTAGAAACATTCCAGAAGTAGACCATTTACGTTCTGAGACTGCTTTGAATATGGCGAACGCTAGAGCTGCTGCTGTTAAAACAAACATTGAGGGAACTTATCAGTGAAGACAGATGAGCATTTCCTAAAAGATAGATTAGATTTATTTGAAACAGAGGGTTGGTTAGACCTGATGGGAGAATTAAAGAACATTGAAGATAGTGTACGAGACGTTGACACTATGAAGAATGAACAAGACCTTTGGCACGCTAAGGGTCAGTTACACTTACTAGGTTATATGATTAGCTTAGAAAGTGCGACTAAACTAGCGATGGAACAAGCGGAAACGCCTCCATCATAAATAACTTCATAACCCCATGTGGGCGGAGACCAATAAAATGAGTATAGTAGTAGATGAAGCACCTACAGAGGTGACAGAACAGGTAACAGAAACACAGGAAGTTATACAAGATGTTCAGGAGCAGGTAGGCTCAGAAGACGTAACTACCCAACCCGAATATACACCTCCTGAGAAGTATGCTGGGAAGTCACTTGAGGATGTGATTGAGATGCACCTAAATGCTGAGAAGGTATTAGGTAAACAAGGTCAAACAGTTGGGGAACAGAAACAATTAATTCAACAACTGTTAGATTCTCAAACACAAGCAGTACCTACTACTACACCGGAAGAAGAAGCTGTCAGTTTCGAGGATACTTTCTATGATGACCCTGCTAAAGCAGTTAATTCAGCCATAGAGAACCACCCCGAGATTGTCAAAGCTAGAGAAGGTAACGTGAAGTCAGCTCAACAGGCTAACTTAGCACAACTTGAAACCGTCCATCCTGATTTTATGGATGTAATCGGTAACGAGAACTTTCAACAGTGGGTAGGACAAAGTGGTATCCGTACCGAACTATTCCGCAGAGCTGATGCTGATTATGATTTTGATGCTGCAAACGAATTGCTAGATACTTGGAAACAAATATCAATGATTGGCAAGACACAAGAAGTTAAAGAACAGCAAAAGAAATCACGTCAGAAAGCAATGCGACAAACTAGTTCAGAGACTAGGTCCTCAGGAGATTCTGTTGGTGGAAAGAAAATGTATCGTAGAAGTGATTTAATCGCTCTACAACAAAGTGACCCTTCGAGGTACGCTTCGTTATCTGATGAGATAATGAGTGCTTACGCTGAGGGTCGTGTTAAATAAAACTCAATAAGGAGAAATAATATGGCAAACTCATTTGCTGCTGGCTCTACAGTCACAAGAGATATCGCTAATAATTTCATTCCTGATTTATGGTCGGATGAAGTTATTGGTGCTTATAAACAAAACTTAGTTCTAGCGAACGTAGTTACTAAACTTTCACATAAAGGTAAGAAGGGTGATTCAATTCACA